TCTTATAGTTCTTATCGCCCTTAACCTTTGTATCACTAAAAGGTGGGTTTCCTATTGCCGCATCAAACATTCCATCTGCGTATTGCGCTGATATAAAGTCAGCGTTACGAACACCACTTTCAGGATATAGAATAGCCGCGAGGCGAGAGATCATAGGATCAACTTCTAAGCCAGAATATTCCAACTTAAGATCCTGTGGCATCATTCCTAAGAAATTACCAACACTCATACCTGGTTCAAAAACATTACCCTTCTTTAAGCCAAGATGTTTGGCCGCATCCCACATAGAGCGCACAACAATTTCAGATGTATAATGAGCATATTGTATTGTTCTTCTGGCCTGATTGTATTCTTTGTCGGTCAAAAGCTCTTTAACTTCTGAAACAATATCGCTCCATCCATCTTTAGCCTTGCCTGAACCATCAGGGAAAGAGTTCTTAATTGCGCCCCACCCTGTAAACTTAGCAATAATCTTTTGTTCTTCTGGTGTTGCGCGTCTTTGTTCAGACTCTACCTTTTTAACAAGCTTGATGATCTTAATGTTATCAAGAGCTTTATCTTTCTGGTTTCTTGTTTCAGAGAGATCTCCAACATTAATAACGTGATTTTTACCAGCCGCATTAGAATCTACAGATTGATTGCTGTCCTTGGCTGGAACTGTATCATCTCTGCTATTGTCTGCTCCGTTGCTATCGCTTCCGCTTGTGCTTCGTGCATCCCCTTCTCCATCATTAGAAACAGTTTCTGATCCTTCTGCATCTGTTGTGCTTCCTCCGCCTTCTCCTTGAGGTGTGATTGGAGCAAGCGCTCCGTTATCATCTGGCGGTACAAAATCGGTGCTTGCTCCGCCATCGCCATCTGATACGTCTGCCTGAACATCGTTTTGTTGAACATTTTGAGCATCGTCAATCTCCTTCATCATTTCGCCAAGTTTGGCTTCAATTTTATCTGCTATACCCTTAACCTTATCCAGCTCTTTTGAATAAGATAAAGAAGCACCCTCTTTTACAGAAACACCATCGTCCGTAAATTTGATGTTTGATAGAAGCTCTTCAAACATTTTATTAAATTCTGTACGTTCCTCGCCAGTTGGATAGATAGTTCCTCTATAGCCAGCTTCTTTTGTAACAACTTGGTCAGCAACCCAAGGATTAACAAGGTAAGGACTTGAGCCATCTAAGGTGTCATATATAAATCCTTCCCAAGCACGAGCAAAGAGTTCAACTTTTGTTCCCCAATAGTCTTTACCTAAAGCATTACCTTCTTTTTGGAAATTTGTGTCTAACCCTGCATAATAATCTGGATTGCTTCTCATAAGGTCTAAATACCTACGAGCGGCTCCAATTTTCCCAATACCTTTATCGCCTGTCCAATATCTATTTCCTTTTAAAAAGGTAATTGTGTATTTTTCAATATCTTCTGCGGCTTTAACTTTTCTGGAAAGAGCGTTGTAGGCGCTGTTCATAAACCTTCTGCCCTCAACACCAGTCTTTCTAATGTTGTGGTCGAGAGCGTGTGACCACTCGTGAGCAACAGAGCCATCACCCTTTGTTTTTGTCAGGTTAATAACATTCGTATCTGGCTCAAAATGAGCGGAGTGTTCGCCAGATCCACGGCTACCAAAAGCAAATCCTAATTGTCCACCAAGAGAGATATCAATAGGACGTATCTTTAAGCGATCAGCGAGATCAGACAACGCATCATAAGCATGGTTTAGGTGTCCTTGGCCTTCTGCGGCGCTTACCCAGTTACCGAACTCAACACCACGGAATCCAAATTTCTCTTTAAACTGTTGAGGCGTTGGATCTTCGCCGCCTCTATAGTCTTTCATGTTATCACGCTTAATGGCATCAAGCTTAGGTCGGATCAGCTTCTTGGCTGGCCCCTTCTTCTCACGCGCTTTTGTGTCGTCTTGAATTTGACCAAATAGGCCGTATTCGTATGTGCTGGTTAATTCTCTTTCTAAGCGGTAAGATTTAGAGAAGCGGTTTAATAAAGAACTAAATTCATCATCTTCTTTAGCGTTTTCAAGCTCCGCTCTTAATTCGTCTAAATTGCTTGAGTTCTCAAAGATATCATTTGTCCGAGCCGCAAATTCAGCATAATCCTTTGCGTACTTAATAATTTCATCCCTTTTGTCTAGGGCAAGCTCATTACTCATTGTGAAGGTATGTTCACCTTTTTTAAACACAACTTTACCATCATGGACGTTATCTGCATCTAATTCATCAGACAGCAGGATCTTTACCTGGTCTGTCCATGAAGGCATCTTAGTACCCCATCGGCCAGCGGTTCCTTTTCTCAAGGTTCGTGTATTATAAAGGTACTCACTATAGTTATATAGGTTCTTCATCATTGCCTGATGAAAACGCTCTATACCATCTGTCTGTCCTTCTGATTTTTTATAGTTGAAAATAGATGGATTCATTGTATCAATGATCATCTTGGCTTGTTCTGATGCCTTAACCTTTGAAAAATCATCTTGGAACTTACGCGCTCCTTCTAGCTTCTCCCCAACATCCTTAAGCTTTTTACCACGAGAGGTGCTATCTTTTTTGTCCGCTTTTTTAGCGGCAAGAACAATATCATCGACTTCGTACTTTGCTTCTGAAAGCTTTCCGTGCTGTTTATCGCTCCCTGCGACAGACCACATGATTCTAAAGTTATCTCCACCAGAGGCAAGCACATCAACTCTTGAAATTGTCATGCCTTTGTAGTCAACGGTCTTGGGTTTTTCTGGACGAGGATCAGGAACAAGATCCCTTCTATATATTCCGCCTGACTGGGATTCAAAAGAAACAGGCCACATACCTTCTATTAAATCATAAGAGTCAGGATTCTTTTGCTCTCCCCAGCGAATAGCTTGCCCATTGTAAAAACCTTCTTCTGCGGGTAATGATTTTAAGATAACAGGCATTTCAGTGAAGCCCATTTCTCTTAATACTTCGGCTCTGTGTCTGCCTTCATGCCCTTTAATCTTAGCGCTACCTTTTTCATCATGGACAAAAGACAAGAGAGGCAACGAATTAAATCTTGTTTCAGAAGAAATAAGCCCTTTAATTTTTGAGGTTTTTTCTGTGTTGGGTTTCGTATTTGGAAGAGCCAAAGCTAAGAAATCGTCAATAGGAAGAGTAACTAAGATCTCCCTGCTTTTGCTTGATTGAACCCTAGCTTTTTCTAATAAAGAATCTTCAAAATAATCTTCTACATTATCCTTCTTCGGAGCGCTTACTTCGGAATTTTCGCCACCAGTAACATCATTCCCTTCTGTTTTTTGCTCATTTGAGCTTTCCGTGACATCGGTTCCTGTGTCTGGCGCAACATTCTCATCTGGTGAAGCGTCCTGTTCTGGTGCGTCTACTTGTTCGGTAGTATCGCGTTGATCATTGCCAACATCAGTATTTTCAACATCAGGAACTCCTTCTGGTTTAGTGTACGCAACAGGCTTCTTATTATTAGAATTTTTAAGCCATTCTTTAAATTCAGCCATAGTGAAAGCTGTTACTTCTCCTGCGCGTTCAGCGCCGCGCCCATCAGAGAAGCCCATATTATAGCCGTTGAGAGCGCTTTGTACGTCAGGGAACCCGATCATAACCTTGTGTTCATCGAAATCTTTAGTGTCAGCATCAATCTGATCAACGATAAAGACGTTTTCAGAGCTGTGATCTTCTCCAATGTAAACATCAATCTGGTCGCCATCTGCGCCTTCTGTGCGCTTGATGTAGCCGTAATGGAACGGCATATCTGTCTGCCAAGCTTTTCCATCCTTATCAACTCCAGAGCGAATAGATCCTTTAGGGCTCTCTAAAGATATCGGCAAGCCTTGTATGCTTAAGTGGCCTTTTTTATAATTACCCGCTTCTTTTTGTCCATCGGTAGGCTCTGTATTTACATCTTCTACGGCTGAATTAACATCAAGAACCGTTGGAATATTCCATTCAGGAAACCTTTGATTAAGTTCTGTTTTAATTTCTCTGGTGTTTTTTGTAAGTAATTTATTCCACCCACGTTGTTTTACTTGGGAGTTTATATTTTCTAGCGCGTTTGTTAATTGCTCTAAGGTACGCTGTGGCGCCTCTCCATCCATAGGAACGCTTGGCGGCATAACATTATCTTGAGGAGCAACAAATAAAGGAAGGCCATCAACAGGAGGTGGTGCTGGCGGTAAATCTATAGGAGGCGCTACAGGTGCAACAGGAGGCGCAACTTCATCAAGTATAATTTGAATATCGCCATCTGTAGAAAATAGTGTTTTGTAGTTACCCTCTTGATCAATAACCGTGACTTCTAATTCACCATCAACTTCTTGAGCGGCAACAATTTTACCTTCTGTAATTTCGCCATCAATATTACTGGCCTGTTCAACAGTGCCGCCGATTGTAATGCCTCTTGTTTGTAAATCAGGAGAGATCTCAACTGGTGCTTGTTGTGCTTCTTTTAAAGGTGTGCCTTCATTAATAGACGCGGCCAGATCGTCACGATTGGCGAGAACTGTTTCTGTTTCTGGAACGACATTTACTGGCGGAGCTTCTTCTTGGGTTTCTGCGCCACCTAAAGACTGTTCTGTAAAGCCTTGATCTAACTCCTGCTCTATAGGCTTATCGGCAGATCCTAATAAAACAGAGGTTCCTGTAGATGGTGCGGTTACAATACCGCCACCAAACATACCAGCTAAACTTGATCCAACCAGTTCTTCTGCGTTATCGGCTGTAAAGATAGGAACATCAGCAACGGCAGAAACAACAGTTTGTTGCCCTAATGTTTGGCCAAATTCTGTAGCGCCCTCAAACGCCGCTATTTCAGCAACATCTTTTCCTGTTTGTTTTAAACCAGATTTTAAGGCTGATTTATATTGCTTCTGAGCAATCTCATTTTTAATCTTACCAATAACGCTTTTTCTTAATTGGTCTTTTGTTGTTCCAATAACGCCAAATTTACTAAGAACCTTACCAACCACAGCGACATCTGGTATTGAGAATACAGAACCCCATACTGCGGCGTGTTTACTGGCCTCTGTTTCAGAGATACCCTCATTTATCAACTCTGCTCTTAACTCTCCAATGTTTGCTGGGATCGCATCTGCGGCGGCACCACCAATACCACCAATAGTTGCCCCAGTTACCGCACCTGGCGCACCACCAATTAATCCTCCAGCACCAGCGCCGATAGCTGTTCCAGCCAATCCTGAAACGATAGATGTGACCATAGAGCCAACACCCTCACCAACCTTTTCTGGTAGATAGTCAAAAACAACATCACCCACATTGTTTATGTCAGCCCAGCGCATTGTTTGAACAGGGGAAGTCGTAGATTTATCCTGAATAGTCTGGCCAAGATCTTTAACAATTTTTATGCCACTAATATCGCCAAAAGCCTCCACACCATGACCGTAAGTTGATGGCCTTGATTGTAGAGCAGAAGTAAAGCCTGATACTATTCCGTGATTTTCTGGTTTAACTGGAGTTATATTGTTGCTTGGTACTAAGTCGTCAAAAGCCCCACCGCTTGATGAAGGGGCAAGTGCCTTTCCGCTTTCTGGAATCAAGTCGTCAAAACTGCCCATTATTTACCTTATTGTGATAATGGAGCGCTTGGCCCATTATTGCCGATTATGCTATATCCTTGTAGTAAAGCCTCTTGTAATTGCTGTTTTGGAATATAACCAGTTCTACCTTCTGGAGATAGTACCATAACATTGGCTGATTCTTGTAAGTAATCTTCTGCGCCCTCCACTGTATTTACAAATCCTTGGCCTATAGAACCAACACCTTGCCTTAAAGCATTTCCTCCAGCGTTTATTGTATTCTTAATATGTGCTGGAATATTTGTAACATTTGCTAAACCTTTAGATATTGCTTTTCCTCGGCTATCTTCTGGATTTATATTAAAATAACCAGTGTCAGCGTTCATTTCGTTTACATTACTAGATGCCATTTGAATATCTTGTGGCGCCTGATTTTGCATAGGATCAAGACCTGCTAATGGCTGTAATCCCATTTGTTGTAGTCTTTGGTTTACCTGTTCGCTTGAAGCGCCATTAGTGATAGCTTGCTCTGCTTCTGCATAAAGAGTAAGAGCTTGAGGACTATCTTTTGGTATTTGTGGCTGGTTATTTGCCGCTGGTGGCTGGCCTCCCTGTGCTGGCTGACCCCCTTGTTGTTGAGCGCCTTGTTGTTGTGGCATATAAGACAGAACTTTTTGAACATAGGGTTCAGTTTCTTCTCTCTTTGGTAAAACAGCGTAATTTCTTCCAGACTCTAAGAACTTATCAGCGTTTATATATCCTGCATTATAGGCTATAGCCGCCGCTTCAACGTCACCGTTATACCTTTGTAACATTGCTTGTGAATAATCCACGCCAACTCGTGCAAGCTCTTCTGGTGAATTGTCTTGAGCTGGCTGAACACCGAATCCTGGATCTCTTAATGTTCCAGGCATTGTTTGCATATCACCTATAGCGCCAGCCGTTGAAGGTCTAACGTTTGTACCAAAGCTTGTTTCAGCGCCATGTATTGCGTTTGCAAACTGTGGGTTTGCGCCTCTTTGAGTTGCCATTGCCACAATATTTATATTACCACGATTAGAGTTAAGACCGCTTTGCTGTTGTTGTGGGAAAGCGTGATCAAAAGCCCCTAAAGCATCTGCTCCAGCGTTAGGATTAGGCGTATAGCTCTCATTAGATGCTTTTTGGTTTTCTAAGAACACCTTCTGTCTGTAATTTCCGTTCTCGTTTTGAGCTTTCCATTGCTCTATACGAATAAGGTTTTGAAACTTTCTATCTTCTAAGCTGATTGGACGACCAGCAACCCTAGATCCAGCTTGGATTCTTGATTGTAAATCAGCACCATTTGATGCCATCCAGCCTTCTGTAAATTTTTGAGCGGCGGCAGGATCGTCAGGATAGATCTGCGCTGATAAAGAGAGGCCTTTTGCCATATCAGAATTTTGATATATCTCTTGAGGAATATCATTAATACCCTTTTTTTGAGCATAAAACATTGCTTGCTCTGTGTGTCCATCACCAGCAAACTCAAAAACCTTTGCCATATCAGCATCGCGTCTTTCTTGAGCCGCAAGTTGGGCAGAAGAGTCAGCAGAGCGTTGAGCATCAAGCTGTTTGGTTCTACCTTCATAAGCTTGTGCTACCGCATTAATTGGAGCCGCTAATTGACTGACATCTTTGTTCATTGTTTTTCCTATACCTGATCGTAGCTTGAATCACGTTTTTCAGTAATGCTGTCTTTAATTGACCCAGCAATAAGAGCGCCAACATCACCGATAGCTTGACCTTTAAGATTAGCCTGACCAAGAGTGTTGTTCGCTATTGTTGTTCCGTTATTTGTCAGCCCAGTTGATACATCCTGTGCGCCCTGAACGGCGTTATTTGCAATGCTTGTTCCAGATCCAAAATACTGTCCAGCTAAACCAGATGCGGCATTATCAGATCTTTGCTGGTTGCTCGTCATAAAGTTGTTTCTAACTCTTGTGTCAACATCACTAACAATCGCTGATGTTGCTTTTGCAGATCCTCTTAAACTACTTCCTCTTAAGGAATTGATAGCCTGTTCTCTGGAATCCTTTACAGCCATTAATGGTTCTGGTGTTAATTGTGAACCACGGTTTGCAAGAGCTTGTGTGGCAATAAGGCCTCCAGAAGCTTGTTGCTGGCTTCGCAATAAATTGTCCTGTGCTACTTCTCGGCCTTTTGCCTCTGCCGCAGACGCCGCATTTTGAGCCGCAATTTTTTGTTGCGTTGCTTGGTCACTAGCTTTTGAAGAAGCAGAGGCACCATAAATGGTCGCCCCTGCCGCAATAATTGTAGGTAAAAATTTCCAAAAGCTCATTTGCTTATCCTGCTAAACCCTGCGAAACCTCTTGATTAATCAAAGGATTAACATCTTGGGGTTGTTGCTGTGGTTGTTGTGGTTGCATACCCTGTTGTGACTGGCCAAGACCTGCTTCTGGTTGGCCATTATCATCATAGTCCTCAAATACTGTCAGCTCTCTTAGAATTGGCTCCAACTCTGGTAAAATTTTCACTAACTCCAAAGCGGCTTCCGCTGTGACGCCAGTATCAATAGCTTGACCAAAATTAGGGTTTGCCTGACCTTGCTCCTCGATGCGACTTAAAAGAACGTTTTGAATACCTTGATGAAATTCTGTATCGCTAACTCTTTGAGCGCCTTGAACTTCTTGTGGTAACTCACCCCCTGCCTGTGGCATTTGAGGTTGCTGTGGCTGGACAGGTTGTGGCATAGCGCCCTGCTGTGGCGCTGGTTGCGCCGCTGGCTGTGGTTGCATTTGCTCTTCAAAATTTATATTATTCATCAATATCTCCTATTTTAAAAATTCAGAATTAGTATCTCCAGCGCCAAGAAAATAAACATCTGCCTCTCCTGGACACTCCATATCATTCTCAGCATAAACACGGCCAACAACAGCGTTATCAGTGCAAGTCCATACAAAACCCTCACCATCAAGCCATTCTTTTGCAAGCTCAATACAAGCCGCGACAGCCTTACGTAAGAAGAAAACCCTACGACCAGCGCCCATTTTTGGATCAGCGATACTAAAATGTATCTGCGCTATCTTAGCGTTAGTCTTATACAAAAACGCCATAGCCACTGGTTTTCCTTTATAAAGAACAACTGAACCAGAATCAGGTAAGCACTCTTTAGGAATAGGATCTCCATCATAATAAAAGCTCCACCAATCGTTTACATCAGAATAATGTTTTTCTTTATCAAAATTAACCACTTCATCAACGGTTATTTGAGATCTCACACAATTTTCGTACTGTTCTTTACCCACGTTGGCAATGCTCTCTTTCAACTTCTAATAATACTTCATTTCGATCTGTGCTGTTATTTAGAATCTGTAATAAATCTTTGTCAGAATATGACATATCATCATCACCAGAAACCTCTAATATATCAGCAGATACAAACCACGGTGTAATAAGAATATTGTTTTCTGTGGCTATAGGATAAACAACTTCGTATTCTTTATCGCCTAAATCTATGGCGGTTGCAAATTCTGAATCCTCTACTCTAATCCATTTACCATCTTCAAAAACCGCATGGCCTCCACTAACTGCTGTATTTTTGTAAGTGAACATTTCATCATTCAAGGCTTTTGCAACACCATGAACCATTCCACCTTCTAACACTCTGTCACCAAGCTCAAGTTTTTCAACGCTTTTTTGCGAACCATCTTCCATAAGGATTAAAGTTCCCTCAACAAAACAGAAAATAGTTCCACCGATGAAACCACCGAGAAATCCACCAATTCCAGGCAATATAGCGTTACCGATAGCTGTACCTACAGCCGTACCAACGCCTGACCTAGCGGCATCTTTAACACTCCCGCCAGCCAATAATGTTGCCGCCGCCGCAGCAAAGCCAGCCCCAGCCGCCGCACCAAAATTAGCGCCAGATCCAAAACTTCCAACTCCCCTGCCTGATGCTGTTGCCACTCCCAATGCTGGTTTTGTTCCAGGAAGAGGAATCCCCCCACTTGAAACATAACTACCACCGCCGCCAATTAATCCGCCGCTTGCTCTACCAGCTAAATCACTAACCCCTTGTCCTAAAGCACTTCCAACACTAGATCCTGAACCAATAGCCGCACCAGCAGTAGCGCCAATGGTTTTACCCACATAAGGAGCCGCCGCACCAATAATAAGACCTGCTGTGCTTGGAGCGTCCTCTCCTGTCAAGCCCTGTGAAGGCTCAACTGGTGAAGGGGGAGCATCTGACGTAGAGTCCTGTGACGTTCCTACAGAGTTTGCCGCGTTTTCTGTGGCCGCACTTGATACGTTACCTTGAGCATCAACACCGCCACCAACAAAATTTGAATAGCGAGAGCCACGGTAAGAATCACCGCTAATTTCTTTAAATTCGTTTTCTGACATAACCATGATTTCCTAACTATTTCTTATTAATTGCCACTCAAATGTTATGGAGTTGCCAGAACCAGGCGATGATAACATTATAACAGTAAATTTATCTGTTGCGTAGGTATTTGTTTGAACGATGTAAGCGCTTGCGGCTGGAACGCCAGTTGTTTCTATTGCTTGTATCATAACTCTATAATTAACATCGACTTGTGGAACTGTAAAAACCAGTTCAGACCCTGTTTCAGCCTCCGCAACAATAAAAGTTCCTGTGAGAAACCCATTAATTCTATTATCTGCGTCATTTGCCAGTGTGTAAGCATCATTGGCCGTTTGTTGCGCTTGCGCCACTGTGGATGTTTCTGGATCGGGGAGATCTCCAATAAGAACTGTTTCTCCTGATCTCGTTTGATTGTTGATAAAAGCAACAGACTGATCAATAACTTGATAAGCACGGTAAAACCAATCAATTAGCAAAGGAAGATCAGCCTCTGCTTTACCAGTGGTTCTTGGTGGTGTTTCAAGCGTTCTTGGAATTGGTACTTCAACCATTATCTATTCACTCTCTTAACATCTAATTGTAAGCGTCTTAGCTCAAAAGGAGCATCATCTGTCATATACATTTCAAATTGCCATGTATCAGCTATGCCTTGCGCCCCAAACTCTACGGACATCATATCTCTGCCAGTTTTCCCAAGTTCTCTTTTTTGCCAGTTATTCCATCCTTTATTGTCAATATTACAGCGCATCATAATAACAGGACTGGTTTCGTACGTTCCAATACCTCTTTTTATGGTAAGTTTAACGCCATCACATTGCATTGTTCCAGCCGTATCAAAATGGGCTGTTCTAACGTAGGCCCTCTGTGTTTGGCCATCATTCTTATAAGTATTTGAGGAAAGCTCATAAATCTTACCCTGACCGCCTACAAAGGTTTTTCCCCACATGGAGAATATGGATCTTCCTGCCCATAAATCAGGAACACCATTGTCAGCATCCCAACCAAAAATCTCAAACCACTGGCCTCTTCTAATGTCAAAAACACCAGTAAATCCCTTTGTACCATAAGAATTTGTGGCCTCTGGTGATTGGAATATAATGAATTTTTGACCTTTAATGTAAGCAGGAGCCGCCCAAGCTTTATTCAGGTTTCCTAAATTTTCAAAAGAATAGATATCTTCAACTTCTTTTTGAATATCATCTGAAACACTTTGAGTTGTCTGCCCTGAAAGCCTAACAAACTCTTTACGATTGTTTAATCCCCATGAAGCGTTATCAGCAAAACATAGTGTCCACGGCTCACTTATGCCATCACCAACAGCCCATCTACGGAAGAACGGAACCGAACTACCAACATATCGTTCATATTGCTCAAGACTATCCTCTCCAGCAAAAAGTATTTCATTGAAAGGTGTAATCAGCAAAGCATTGATATTGTCTGGAGATCCATCAACAGCAAAGGTGTTGAGAGGATCCCATGTCACGAAATCATTAACATTAGCGTGTTGGAACCTGCCGCTGTCTTTCTCAACAGCAATAAGATATCCATCAATGTAACCAATAAACTCTGATAAAGGAGCGTCTGGGCTTAATACAGCGTTTTCTTTACCATTAAACTTAATAATTTGCTCGCCAGCGGCCATGAACAATCCATCACGAGATCGAGCAAAAGAAGTTCTCTCCCCTCCTGATACTGGCGTTCCTTCAATCTTTGAATATTGAGCTTGATCATTAATACGGAAAACTTGGCCATCTTTACCGCAAGCCATAAGATCGTTCTCATACCTATCAATGTAAATATCAGCTTCGCTTTCTGAAAAATCACAGAAAGTCTTTAGACCAGGAAACTTAGATAGTCCGTTTGATTCTGTTACAAAACAGTTTTCTAGCGCAGAGTAAGTGCTTGTCAGCGAGTCCTCATCGACATTTTTGAAAAGCTTTTTATTTAGCTCAATATCGACCCACTGTGGCATCTTACGTGCTTTCTACGCTGACATTTACTGTCCATTCTATTGTATTGCTGGCCGCACCAGTGACTTTTAGCTCAATCTCTTGGCCGTTAGCGACAAAAGCCGCACCAAAACCTGCTGTTGTTTCGTACACAGCTCTAAGATTTACATTGCCTGTACTATCAACTACCGCATTTGATCCAGTGATAGTTCCATTAACAGTGGCGCTACCTGGTGATCCGTTATCATCTGTAATGATTTCATTGTCTAAAAACGTTCCATTGATGTCCGTTAAAGTAAGAGTTCCTGTTGTTCCGCCATCAGCGTCTGCTTGAATACGCGCTGTAGCACCACTTGATTGTCCTGTGATTGTTGCCCCTGCTGTAAAGTTCGCTGTTTGGGTATCATAATTTAAAGCGGATCCAGCTCGGTATGCGCCAGCACCTATATGATAAACGGCTCGATGTCCGCCATTTCTACCCTTACCTAAAACTTTTGCCTCAAGATAAACAAGCTGACCAGGAACAAGTGGAATACTCCATGCTTTTGTTGGTGTTGCCGCAGTTGTTACGCCAAAAGATGATCCGTTGCTGGATGTTGTTCTGCGTAATAATTTAGCTGGCTCCCCAGTAATCGTGACGCCGCTTTCTTCAAAGCAATCCTCAAGAATAACAAAGTTATTTAGAGGTGTAGTCATTTTAAACTCAACGTCTTTGATCTTAACGCCTTTTAAGATAACATCTTGTGATGTGCCAGTTGCTTCAAAAATACCACCATTTATACGGCCTCCAACAAAACGAATTGAAATACTATCGTTTTGCTGTTGCGTTGATGGTGTAAGAACATCCGTATCATCTTGGATATTAATAAAATCTGTGTTTCCAACTCCCCAGCACCCCATAAACTGAATATATTGAGCGCCATTAACCTTGATCGCTTCTCCTGTATTGCTTTCAAAGCCCACGCCTATCAAATTAATGTTGTGGCAAACCTGATCCTCATAAGACATATAAATACCGTATGCCGTTGCCACACTAACAAGACCGCCATGCCAAAGAAGATCCTCAAAAGCGGTAGTTTCACCAAATAACTTAGCGCCATTTACAACGTTATTGATAGAGAAGTCAGCCCAGATGTGGCCTTTACCACCTTGGAAGAAAACACCAGTTTCAAATCTTTTGACAATAACATTAGTGAAAACAACTTCATCATGGCCTACGGATTTAACACCAACACTGTCTGTTGATAGGCTATTACCATCTAACGCGATATCCTGAAAACCCGCACGACTTCCAACAATAGTAAAGCTATCATCACCCAAGATGCTCTCTAAAACGGTTGCATCACGGCCTTCGCCTCGTATAACAACGCCTTCTGGAATATCAAGACTATTAACTTTATATAATCCAGCAGGAATGTTTACATACCCACCATCACTCAATGCCGCTATCGCAAGGTTAAGGGTTGCTGTGTTAGTTGCCGCAACACCACCAGATCCTTCAACAAAAACACCATAGTTAGAGGCGTTTACCTCTAAGGCTAATATTTTATCAAGATCAGAAGCGTAAGATGATCCAAGAGGCGTAACAACGGCTTTAGAAGCATCCTCTGATATGAGGCTTGAAAAGGCAGGACGCACAATACCTGTGTTCTCAATGCCGTTAATGGACATGAAATAAGACTGTTCAGTATAAAGAGGTACTGCAAACTTACCATATCGCGTTCCATCTGGTGAAAGCATGGCTGTAAGTGTTTGAGGATTATCTGCCGCAACACTTAAGGCTTCATCTGTAAAGACATCTGCAAGAGTTGACGTTCCTGCAATATAAATAGAAACCACAGAATCTCCGTAGCCTTGTCGCCATATATCAAACTCTGCTATACGTTTTGTCATTTAGCGCTCCATCCTGTGTTTCCTGCTCCAGATTCCTTAACGTAAAGGGTTGTTCCTACGCCGCCTGAAAGATTTGTATATAAAGTACCTATATCTGCCGTAACCACTCCCTCTGGGCTTCCTGTTCCCTCAACTACCTTAGAACGGTTAATAATACCGCTGTCGTGATCTGGTGTGTTACCAAGTCCTGTAACCGTTAGCACAACTGGATCTTGGATATAAACAGGCTGTCTGAACTTTCCAAAAGCATCAAGCGTTTGCGGGTTAGCAAGCTGTGTTGATCCTGTTAATCCAGTGTAAAGATTAGCAAGCACAGCGCTTTTAACGCCACCAACAACTGTATAGGCTGTAACAGTGGCGCCTATATATATCTTATTTGCTGTTGCAAAATCTTGGATAGCTGTTCTTGCTGATGTCATTGGCTATAACCTTTTGTTTTAGTTGGGTATGGATTCGGTGGGGCAGAAGAGAGAGCCTTTGATACATCATCCTTTGTTTCTACTTGTAATTTTGCCTTATTATTGAATAATTGTCGAGTAAACCATACAGCATGAAGTCTTTTCATGTTTATCTCCTATTCATTTACAGTCCGAACAAAGTTTTGAAGCCCGATGGTTTTTTGTCTGGTTTTTTCACATCTTCCTGCGTAATCGTACAACCAATCAACGGACAAACCGCTTCGTCCATTTCCACCAAGTAAGACTTCTCCTGCTCTGGAGCCATCAGATCCGCGTTCGCCTGTATCGAGGATGATACAATTACTGGTCTTGTTGTTCCGCACCCTGATAGAAGCAAGCTTACGGTCAACAATACTAAGCTGTGACTGAAATTCTTTAGATACTTCATTTGATTTCTCCAAGTTCTGTTCAAGCTCAAGAGCAACCGCCTCAAGTGTAATGTTATTGTTTTTCATAGTAATGTAATCTTCATGCAGATTCTTAGTGTACCAACCCAGCAATCCAAGTGAGATTGTTAAAGCCAGTATAATCCCTATGAAAATTTTAGTCATTTACCGATCCCCTCTTTTGGTATTTTTTTAGCATCAGCAATACACAAAGGATGGAATTTTAATCTTCGATCATAAACGCCATAGCAATTATTAGAGCGGATAGAGCAGTCTTTTCCTCCCGCTATTTTGTATTTCAATATATAATCACAGGCCTCAACAGGTTTTCCGCGCTTTAGATTTCTAATCATGCCAGTATTGCATTTAGCTCCAGTATTGTAAAAAACATCTACAAAAGAAGCCATCATAGCAGGTGTCACATAGCGTTTAGCTTTTTCATCGAGGCATCCATACAACTGCGCTACTCTAGGAGGATAACTTGCTTGCCAAAGCATATCACAGTGTTGGTCAGTGTATTCCACTCCCTCTGGCAATCTTCCCATTTGAGTTTCACCATCACACCAAGTATCAACCCCAACACTATCTTTATAGACAGCTAAAACTCTTCCCTCGGCCTCTTTGGTCATAGGAGCGCCCACTTGGGATGTCGAGCCAATAAACACAGCGGCTGAAACCATTGCCGCAGTTATAAGACCGCCGCCTGTCGCAACAACCCTTGTATTCACTTCACCTGTATCTTTGTTACGCCATTTCATCTTAGAAAAAACCCATTTGAAAAAATTCATTCAGCACTCCAGTTATAACCGCAGACCCTACCGCTATCGGTAGCCAGTATCGGACGAGAAATTCCACAACCGTTTTTGTCAACTTCGGGGAGCATTGTTGAGATTCTGACAGCTCTTCCTGATGTGCCGATAGCAACTCTCCGCCCTCGTCCAACATAATCCTCGATACAAAAAACTGAAACTCTCCCTCGTGGGAAAAAGGCGCTCTCGTAACTAACAAAATTACGCTTTTTTTTCCACCAGTTGGGAACTCGTATTGCTTTGGCAAAAGATAAAAATCTATCATACCGTCTATCACCATCTTGGCGTTCTTTTCGTCCAACTCCCGCAATGCTGGCGGTGTTACATCTTGAAATCTTTCCCCAATCAAATCTGCTGGAGTCACACCCAATAGCTTGCAAAATTGAGGATTGGCTGACCGAAACGTGAAGTCCTTGTTTATGATCGCTATACCAGAAAAGCTTGGATGCCAGTTTGAGTTCCATGCTAATACCTTCTCCTCATCAGTAAGTCTGTCCAAAACATCTTTTCCTAACTATATTTGTTTAGCTAAATAAACAATTATCCCTATAGCGGCATAAGATAAAAATTCACGGAAAAGATTAGGATCTCCTTTAACTCTACCTTGTGCATGGCTTCCTGCTTCAAATCCTAATGGGAACAAAATAGCACCAAAACCACCAAGAGGAAGAGTTGTGATAAATCCTTTAACACTAGCCCAAATCCAAGCATAACCCTCATCACCATACTTTTTACCAATTAGTTTTGCGAAGAAATCAACAATAGGCTTAATTCTACCTTTACGATCATTAGGAATAGAGCCATTTTGCCAGTATAACATACCGTATGTTGCCGTCTGAATACCTGCGTAAGAAACAGCTGTGGCCAAAGCCCAGATAATTTGTGACATGATAAAGCTGAAATCACCCCATATATGTTCATAAAGGCCAATAGCCGCGTAACCAACCCAGATAGCCATTAATAATTCTGGAAGGAATGTCAGGCTGAAAGGCATTATCCCGCCCTTATCTCTACCATCTTCATGTTTCTCTCCTTTTTTGTTTAAAAGGTTTGAAAATGGAAAAGAGCCACCAGCCAATGAGCCAAGAACTCCCCAAATCAATATATAAATTAAAAGTTCCAACATTAGTTCTCCTTTAGGTTAAGTATCGCACAATTACGACCCCAGATCCACCATCACCACCATTTTGAGCGGCATTATCACCACCACCACCACCGCCGCCGCCAGTATTTGCGGTTCCTGCGGTTGGTGTTACTGTATCTCCACCACCAGCACCTCCGCCACCAGCTCCGCCAGCGC